ACTCTCAAGGATGAGAAGTTGCCTGTTGCAAAAGTTGAAATCGGGAAAACGAGGATTATTCGTGCAAACGACCTCGCCCCGACTATTCTGACGCGCATGCTCTTCGGTGCTGTTGCCAGTGATCTCGTCGAGAACCGGATTTTCAACAGCATTGCCATTGGCATGAACCCGTATGGGCATGAGTGGGAACTCGTCGCAAAGCGAATGACCTCTCTTGGACCGCGGGTGATTGCCGGTGACTTTTCCGGGTACGACAACAGTCAGTCTTGTCAGCTGTTGAAAGCTGTTGTCGGTGTTTTGAAAGCTCTCTGTGATTTTGACGATGAGGAGACCAACGTTGTGTGTGACGCTGTTGCGGTGTCATTGTCACAGCCGCGGTACCAGACAGGCAAGCTGATCTATGAGCAAGATCATGGGCTGCCGTCGGGGAATCCTCTGACTTCTGTTATGAATTCAATTTTTGGCATGATTGCATTTCGTCTCATGTGGATGAGGTGCACACAGGGGGTATACTGCACGAGGGCTTTGAGCCTGAAGGGATTTCAGGAACACGTGCGGTTGCTGATGTACGGGGATGATAATCTCCTCAACGTGTCAGAGCATGCGATCGACGCCTTCAACCAGAAGACAATGATCGCTGTGGCACCGGAGTTTGGACTCAAGTACACCAGTGACGTCAAAGACGACCCGAATCCACCGGAATACCGGACGATTGAGAACGTTTCTTTTTTGAAGCGGACTTTCCGTCGGGAGGCCCTGGTGCTCAGGCGAGTCGCTCCCCTGGACCTTGACACGGTCCTGGAGATGACCTACTACACAAAGCGTGGTGGGTCAGAGGTGTCTATTACGGTGGATAACATCGGAAACACACTTCGGGAGTTGTCCCTCCACGGAGAGGATGTGTACAACAAGTACGTTCCAACGCTTGTGAAAGCAGCAAAGGAGCGCATGAATGTTGACATCATTCCTCAGAAGTGGAGGTTGGAGATTGCTGATGCCAGCAACTTCCACCCCACATACATGGACAGCCATGTATAATAACCGCCCGGCCCTTGCCGGGCGCACTGGGTCTCCGGGGACCCATAACTAAACCTGGGACGGTGCATTCTTAATTGAATAAGCACTAAAGCATGTGTGTCTGGTTACCAGTCTCGAACCAACCAAGACCGGGCCTAAAGGAACGAGATTAGGCTTTCACACATGACGCTCGTGGCTTTTCAGCCTTACACTTCCAGGATCGAGCTAAACATCCAGGGGAACCCGGAAGGCGGTGCAATACGTTGGTTCACGTGCACCGTCTTTATTGACCGAACCGCTACCACAGAAGAAACAACTGTAACCCACGTTGAGACTATGCAAGAAGATCAGTCTCACGCAACCACCAACTTCAGTACCGATGCCCTTGCACGAACTGTTGTCGCACAGAACCCTGGCACCACTGGAAACTTTGATTTACTCAAAGCTCCTGACTGGAGTCGGCTCACACTGAGTCAACTCTTGTCACAACCTGTACCCATTCAGAATGGGGTGCAAGTTGAGGGTGACGCAATTTCTGTTGCACACAGCTCACATAGTGCTTTGCTCACGGCTTCTCCTTTTCATTTGGAGAAAGTCCGTGGTTATCTGGGTATTCGGGCCACTGTTGTTTACCGGCTCGTCGTAAACGCAGACAAATTCACTGCTGGCCGTCTAGTCCTCTCCTATCAACCGTCAAATCCATACTACGTCGAAAGACGAACAGACTACCGACATATTTCACAATTGGAACATGTCGAGTTGGATTTGAATACCGATACGGAGGTCGTTTTAAAAATACCTCACCGAGGACCGTACACACACTTTGACATAACAAACCGAAAGTATGACACAGGTTTGTTTCGTGTCACACAGTATCTACAACATAGGGGAAACCCCTATTCGTGGACGTTGTACACCTCCTTTGAGGATATTGATTTACTAGGACCCACGGCCATTACGACAGCCTCATACGAAGGATCCCTTGAAATTGAGGAAAAACACGAACCTATATCTAGCAAGGTGAAAAAGCTTTCTGCGGCTATGTTCACTTTTGCTTCGGTTCCCGCGTTGACCTCCTTCATGTCCCCACTCGCCTGGGCCACAGGTGTCGCAGGGGGAGTCCTTTCTGCCTTTGGTTATTCGAGACCGTCTACGACTGTAACACCACAAGTGTTTATCAATCGAGCTGCAAGTAAGCTCAACCAGTCAGACGGTACGGATTACGCCGACCAAATGGCAGTCACAACATCTGCGTCAGTGAAAGTATCTGACCAGATTGGACTCACCAAAAACGACGAAATGTCGTTCGCGTACCTAACCCAGGTGAATGCCGCTATGTTCCGTTTCCAGACATCTACTGCTACGCCTGTAGGAACTCGCATCTTTACGTGCCCTCTTAGCCCCATGAATATGAAGGCTAGGAGCGACATTCAGAGCGCAGTAATTATGCATCCTATGGCGTATATAGCAAATGTTTTCGATAAATACCGCGGAAGCATTAAGATGACAATGGAGATAGCGAAGACAGTGTTCCACAGTGCCAGGTACCTCGTTGTTTTCGAGCCTATTAACCCTGAGGGAAGTTCAATTCCTCCCTCTCGTGTGAACAGCATCGACGACGCGATTAACTGTCACAAGGACATTGTGGACATCCGAAAAGGGACCACCTTCTCCTTCACATTTCCCTTCACTTCACTGGTGCCATACTTGGCGACGGAACGGCCTTATGGCTACGTTCATGTCTTTGTGCTCAATGCACTTGTGACGACGAACGCATCCGTCCCACTTACCGTAGCAGTTGGAGTGAAGTTCGCAGCCTGTGAGGACATGGAATTTGCCTGTCCCTCAGAACCAAGGTATTACCCTTATCTGCCTCAAGACGGTACAGTCTCGG